GTATATGCTGGTGGGCGACGGTGAGGGCGGCGCCGAGACGTACTGCGTCGCAACAAAGAGGGACCAGGCGCGCATCGTTTTTTCCGAAGCCGTCAACATGGTCAGCCAGTCGCCGGCGTTGAGGAAGCACTTGAAGAAGCGCAAGACCGATCTCTACTTTCCTGTGGCCTTTGGGAAATTTGAACCGCTGGCATCCGAAAGTAATAGCCTTGACGGTCTTAACTCACATTGTGTGATCATCGACGAACTGCATGCCATCAAGGACCGCAATCTATACGACGTCATGCGGCAGTCGATGACGGCCAGGACGCAGCCGCTNCTGGCNATGATNACGACNGCTGGCTTCGTCCGGGAGTGCATCTACGACGACATCTACGACTACGCTTGCCGGGTGCTGGACGGCGTGGTCGAGGACGAGCGGTTCTTGGCGTTCCTGTATGAGCTGGACGACAGGAGCGAGTGGGTCGACTTCAGGGCCTGGGAGAAAGCCAACCCGGGCCTCGGGACCATCAAGAGCTACGAGGAGCTGGCGGCCAACGTCGAGCGAGCGAAGAACGATCCCAATTTCTTGCCGACGGTGCTCACGAAGGACTTTAACATTCGTGAGACGACGTCGGGTACATGGTTGACGTTCGAGGAGGCCAACAACGAGGCGACGTTCAGCTTGGACGAGCTGCGGGACACGTACGCCATCGGCGGCGTGGACCTGTCGGCCACCACGGACCTGACGGCGGCGGCCATCTTGGTCATGCGTCCTGACGGTCAGCTCTACGCGCTCGTTCATGGCTTTATGCCCGGCGACACCATCGAACAGCGGGCTAAGGAGGACAAGGTTCCCTACGACCGCTGGGTCGAGCGGGGTCTGATCACACCTTGCCCGGGCAACCGCATCGACCATCGGTATGTGACGGACTGGTTTGCCCGGCTCAAAGAAGAGTACGGCATCTCGGCGTTTTGGGTCGGCTATGACAGTTGGAATTCGCCGGCCTGGGTCGAGGACATGGAAAACCGGCTGGGCTACACCAGGAAGGAGAACCTGCTGCCGGTTATCATGGGCGCCAAGACGCTATCGGCGCCCATGAAGTTGCTTAAGGCTGATTTGGCGGCCAAGCGGATCAACTACAACAACAACCCGCTGCTGAAGTGGGCACTGACGAACCTGGCCGTCGAGGTGGACAAGAACGAGAACATCAGGCCCGTGAAGGGCCGTGACAAGCGCCAGCGCATCGACCCTGCGGTGGCGCTGATTATTGCCTACACGGTCCTCCAATGGAAGTTGGAGGATTACAAGGCGTTGATTTAGCCCAATCACCTTTCGGGCTGAATAGGAAGTGAATATTGGGTTCAAGTTTCCCCGCTTCGGCGGCGGGGTTAAAGGCTGGCAGTTTCCTCCGTGGCTGCCAGCCTTTCTTTATGCCGACACGGAGGACACCACACGGAGGGGTGATTTTGTTGGAGTGGAGTGTTACCAGACTAAAGCCTCATCCGCTGAACCGGAAAATCTACGGGGATGAGGCGCCGCCGGCGGATTTCATTGAGAGCGTGCGGCGGCATGGGATAATGGAGCCTCTCGCCATCAAGGAGGACGGCACCATCATCAGCGGCCACAGACGTTGGCAGGCGGCTCTGGCGCTGAAGATGGAGTACGTCCCGGTGCAAGTGGTCCGCTATGCTGACGACCTTGACGAGCGAGAGGCGATCATTGAGTTTAACCGGCAGCGGGAGAAAACCTTCTCGCAGAAGATGGCAGAGGCCGAGGAGTTGGAGGCGGTTGAGCGGGAGCGGGCGAGGAGACGCATGTTATCGGGTAAGCCTATTGCACCCTCCGGAAATATTTCCGTAGGGTCCAAAGGCGAAACCCGCGACAAAGTCGCTGCCGCCGTTGGCCTTGGCTCCGGCCGCACCTACGAAGCGGCCAAGAAGGTTTGGGAGGCCGCTAAGAAGGGCGACGAGACGGCCAAGAGGCTTGTCGAGGAACTGGATGCTGGCAAAACCACCATCCACGCGGCATACAAGGCGGTCGTGAAAGAAAGCGAGAAGCAGGAGCGCAAGCAGGCGGCGGAAGCAGCGGAGCGGCAGATCGCTGCTGCCCCCAAGCGGACAATTGAGGTACAACCCGGTGATTGGTGGCGGCTTGGCCGTCACCTTTTGTTCTGTGGGGATACGTCGTCGCAAGAGTTCATTGAGCGGATGCCGAGCGTTCCGTTCGCCTTTGCGGACCCGCCGTATAATGCGGGTGTAGCAGAGTGGGACGAAGGTTTCGAGTGGCGGCACGATTGGCTCATTGAGAAGGCCCAGGTCGTTGCAGTCACACCGGGAATTTCAAGCATTTTCGACTTCGCCCGGATTACAAAGATGCCATACAAGTGGTCGGTTGCCTGTTGGATTGACAACGGAATGACTCGGGGTGCGCTCGGATTCGGCAATTGGATTTACGCAGCGCTTTTCTCCGATGGGAGCCTGCATCGGAACGCCCAGGACTTTGTGAGGGTCAGCATCAAAGCGAATGAGTCGGACAATACCGTTCATAAAGGCCGTAAACCCTCTGAATTCATCGCATGGCTCCTCGGTCTGTTCACGCAGCGAGGCGACTCTGTGATCGACCCGTTTCTCGGCTCAGGTACGACGCTTCTTGTGGCCGAGTCAATGGGCCGAACGTGCTACGGTGGGGAGATCAACCCCGAGTTTTGTGCGGAGATCATCGCCCGTTGGGAGTCGATGACGGGTGCGCGGGCGGAGGTGATCGCCCGTGGCGCGCACACTCTACGAGCAGGATAATGCAGACTTCTCCAACAGAGCGCATATGCGGGCGAGGGATGTTCTCTACCCTCGCATTTTTAATGTGCATAGGGAGCGCCTTCAATTCGAGGACACGCTGCTTGCACAAAGTGATCGAGCGGCAATTCTCGATGGCGAGATGGGCGTTGACCGTATTGTGCGCGTGACGGTCCACAACCTGCCCGCCCCGCTCGTGTTCACGGTGCAGGAACGATTTCGAAGACCCGAGTTCGCCAAATACCAAGACCTGACGATTACGGAATGGAACCATGCTTCGAATCTGCCAAGTGAACTGTACAAGATCAATGCCGGGTTGTTCGTCTATGGGTATTTCGATGAGGACCGCGAGGACTTTCTTGATGCGGTCGCCATCGGCGTGACGGACATGCTGCTTGCGATTGCAACGCGCCGCTTGCGCTATGAGCGGCGATGGAACAAAAAAATGCAGACGTTCCTCACGATCCGGTTTGAGGATATGGAAGAAGCAGGGATTGTTCGGTACAGATTATGCACAACGCCGAAAGGGGCCGCCGTTGGAGGCGGCTTTTTCGTGTGAGATGGTACGATGTGAGAGCGTAGACGCGGTGGTGACTGATCCGCCGTTTATCGGGCACGGCGCACACATAGATAGGCCCGAGGCCCCGCGGCTCCCCGCTTACCCCCGGCCGCGGGGCTCGTCGCGCGCCTAGAAGGAGTCTCTCATGGACGGACTTTTAATCTTGGGAGTGTATTTCGCGGCGGTGATGTTAATCACCGCATTCATCTCTCGCAAGNAGGCCGACCGGGAAGAATTTCTGGTGGGGCGCCGGAGCATGAGCATAGTCTCTTCGGCGCTCTCGATTGCAGCGACTTGGATTTGGGCGCCGGCTCTTCTCGTGTCCGCCGAGAGAGCATATACGACGGGGCTAGCCGGATTCTTTTGGTTCTTGATTCCGAACGTACTATGCTTGATAGCCTTCATTCCGTTCGCCAAGAGGATCCGAGAGCAGATGCCTCACGGCGTGACGCTATCTGGATACATGCGAAACGTATACTCGACGAGAGTGGCGAACGTCTACCTCGTGCAGCTTACGCTGATCGCCGTGTTGTCTACGACCGTACAGCTTCTCGCTGGCGGAAAGATTATGCACGAAGTTGTACCGGAGATTCCATTCGAGCTGTTCGTCGTATTACTCGGGTTGATAGCCCTCTCTTACTCGTGGATCGGCGGCATTCGAGCCTCCATCGTGACAGACGCCGTGCAGATGATTTTCATGATCGGCGCCTGTATCTACTTCGTGCCGGCGATTCTTCGACACACAGGCGCGGGAGCGGTCGCGGACGGTCTCGCAGGATTCAGCGGCGAGTTCGGAAGTCTGTTCGACTCGAACGGCATCCGCGTCTTTCTCGAATTCGGCCTTGCGACCACGCTTGGTCTTGCGGCGGGNCCGTTCGGGGATCAATCCTTCTGGCAACGAGCATTCGCGGTGCGGAGAGACGGTATCGGAAAAGCGTTTCTTCTCGGCGCCCTGAGCTTCGCAATCGTCCCGCTTTCGATGGGACTTCTCGGATTCGCGGCGGCAGGATCGGGATTCGTTCCCGACGACGTTTCGATCGTGAATCTCGAGCTTATCCTGCACTATCTGCCGGCGTGGGTTATCTGGCCCTTCCTGTTTATGCTGATATCCGGCCTTCTTTCGACGGCCGATTCGAACCTTTGCGCGATATCGTCGCTTACCGAGGACGCCTTCGGCCGATTTGACCTGTCGATCTCTCGGTGGTCTATGGTGGGTCTTGTCGTTCTCGCGAGTGCTCTGGCAATGGTGCCGGGATTGACGATATTGAACCTGTTTCTCATTTACGGCACAGTACGGGCTTCGACGCTTCTAGCTACGATCCTGACGCTCCTTCGGGTGCGTCTGGACGAAGCGGGCGTCTTTTGGGGCGTAATCGCGTCTTTGGCGGTGGGTCTTCCGATATTCGCCTATGGAACGGTAGCCGGAAACAACGTGATACAAGTCATCGGGAGTATTCTCGGAGCCTCGTTATCGGGAATCGTGGCTCTCGCGGTTACGAGGTGGAAGGCGTATGCTCATCGGGCGCAAGCAGACGTCCGATGATCGAGCATGGCGAGAAACCCTAGCGAACATCGAAAATCTCGTGTCGCGGTCCGAAATCGACGCTCTCGCCGAAAGGACGATCGACGACATCAAACGGGTAACCCGAGGGCGACGTACGGCCTACGCGTGGAGCGGCGGAAAGGACTCCATCGTGCTCGATCATCTCTGCCGCGCCGCCGGACTCGAGGAGAGCTTTCTGGTCCATTGTGAGCTCGAATATCCTGCCTTCTTTCGGTGGGTGCAGGAGAACCGTCCTCCTGGCTGCGAGTTCGTAAACACGGGCCAAGACCTTGACTGGCTTGCTCAAAACCTCAACATGCTCTTCCCGCGCGATAGCGCCATTGCGGCCAGGTGGTTCTCGATCGTGCAGCACGCCGGACAACGCCGGTACTGCACACGAAACCGGGTAGAAGTCCTCGTCCTGGGACGGAGACGTGCGGACGGCAACTTCGTCGGACGCGGCACGAATCAATACGTGGACCGGAAAGGATTCGTGCGATACAGTCCTCTCGCGGACTGGAGACATGAGCACATTCTGGCCTACATCCATTATCATCGGCTTGCCTTACCGCCGATTTACGATTGGCCGGACGGATACAGGCTCGGAACGCATCCGTGGCCAGCTCGACCGTATACGCGCTCGGTCGACGACGGTTGGAGACAAGTCTATTATATCGATCCGTCCATCGTAATCGCAGCAGCGACCAAGATCGAGTCGGCAAGAGCATTCTTAGGAGGATTGGCGACGTGAAAACGGAACGCATCGCTATTTCGCAGCTGAAGCCGGCTGAAAAGAACGTACGGAGGCACCCCGAGGCTCAGATCAAGGAGCTCATGCGCAGTATTGAGATGTTCGGCCAGATACGTCCCATCGTTGTGGACGAAGAGTATCGCATCCTTGCCGGAAACGGTCTCTTTCTAGCGCTACAACAAATGGGACGAACAGAGGCCGACGTTCTCGTGATACGCGGCCTCACCGAGAACCAGAAAAAGAAGCTGATGATCGCGGACAACCGCGTGTACGATCTCGGAGTAAACGATTGGGCCGCACTCGAAGAGGTGCTTGCGGAGCTCGGCGACGATCTCGACATTCCCGGCTTCGAGATGGAAGTCCTTCTCGGTATCATCGGTGGTAACGACGAAATCATGGACAAGGTGCTCGAGTACGGCAAACTCGAGCCCGAAGAGGTCGAAGCGGTACGCGAAGCCGGAAGGCGGGTGGAGGCCCGCATCGAAGCGGCTACGCAGGCGCATCAGGTGGAATCGGATTCGGAGGAGGTAACCGAACGGCCGATCAGCGCGCCGGCCGACGAACCCGCCAAGATCGAGAAGTACGTCGTCTGCCCGAAATGCGGTGAGACGATATGGCTGTGATGCGTCGGAAAGCGAACATCGACGTTGTAACTGCGGCGCGGATCCGCCTGCGAAACATCTTCTCGAACGGCTTGCCGGTCTACTTCTCCTTTTCGGGGGGGAAGGATTCGCTCGCGCTCGGTCACCTCATCTTGGATATGATCCAGAAGGGAGAGATCGCCGCCTCGCAGCTGACCGTCATTTTTATCGACGAGGAAGCGATCTATCCGTGCATCGAACGGACGGTGAAGGAATGGCGCAAGAAATTCCTTCTCGCCGGGGCTAAATTCGACTGGTACGCGGTCGAGGTGCGTCATTTCAACTGCTTCAATTCGCTTGAAGAGAACGAGTCGTTCATCTGTTGGGACCGCGAGAAGGAAGACGTTTGGATCCGGCGTCCGCCTTCGTTTGCCATCCGGAACCACCCGCTACTTCGNCCTNGAATCGACACGTACCAGGACTTTCTAGCGCGCATCACTGCAGGCGGCCTCCAAGTCCTCGGCGTGCGGGGCTACGAATCGGTTCAGCGCCTCACGAATATCGGACGACATGCGGCCGCGGGGCGGAATCTCAGCAGAGGCAACATCTTCTTGCCGATTTTCGACTGGCGTGACAATGACGTCTGGCTATACCTCTTGGAGCACAAGATTGAGATTCCGGAGGTCTACTTGTATCTATGGCAGTCGGGCGGATCCGTAAGGGATTTGCGCGTATCGCAGTTCTTCTCGATTGACACTGCGAAGCATCTCGTGAAGATGAACGAGTTCTATCCCGACCTGATGGAGCGAGTGATACGTCGGGAGCCGAACGCATATCTCGCAGCCCTGTACTGGGACAGCGAGATGTTTCGCCGGAGGAGTCGCAAGAGAAGAGAGCTTGAAGCGGAGAAAACGGATACGGAAGTCGATTATAAGCAGAAACTCATCGAGCTCTTTAACGACCATGAGCGCTTCGATACTCCGCTCAAGCGGCGTGTCGCGAATAGATATCGTCGGGCGTTCTTGGCGATGCATGCCGTGGCGACGCAACAGGATTTCCGGATGCTGTACGAGGGGCTTGTGGCGGGCGATCCGAAGCTGAGAACGCTAAGAGCAATCTATAAGAAGGTTTTTCAGGATTATGCGATTAGGACGAAGCGGAAGACCGCGTCGAAAGGGGGGAACGTCCCTGAAAGACTTGAAAGCTCCGCTGAGAACGCTACATTGGGTTGACCGCAATAAACTGCGGGCTAACGACTATAACCCGAACGTCGTGAGCAAACAGAACCTTGAGCTCCTGAAGCAATCGATCCTCATGAACGGCTGGACGCTGCCGATCGTCGTACGGCCCGACTATACGATCATAGACGGTTTCCACCGATGGATGGTTTCCGGACAGGAACCTCTCTTCTCGATGCTCGAGGGTCAGGTTCCTGTCGTCATCGTGCATCACGAAGACGAGGCCGGAAACATCTACGGCACGGTCACGCATAACCGGGCGCGCGGAACGCACCTCCTAGAACCTATGAAGGCCATCGTCAAGCGTTTGCTTGACTCCGGAAAGACAGTCCAGGAGATCAGCAAGCAACTCGGCATGAAGCCCGAGGAGATCTTTCGGCTGTCGGACATCTCGCGTGAGGACTTCTTGAAACTCATGGTTCGCGAGCGCACCTACAGCCGGGCTGAGTATATCGTCAAGACCGATACGAAGTAGGTGGTGCCCATGCCGGAAAAGAGGGTGGGGCGCCGCTCCAAATACGAGGAGCTCGGAGGCGACGACGTCGTTCCCCGGCTGGCGTATCAGTACGCGCTTGAAGGCCTAAAGGACAAAGAGATCGCCGCGAAGTTCGGCATCGGCATTTCGACGTTCTACGAATGGCAAAACCGGTATCCGGAATTTCGGGAAGCCCTAAAAGAGGGCAAGAAGCCCGTCGATGTGGAGGTCGAAAAGGCTCTCCTGCGACGGGCTTTAGGTTACGAGTACGAGGAGGTCAAACGCGTCGTTTACCAGACGCCGGACGGAGAGAAGGCCGCGCGGATCGAAAAGATAACGAAGACCGTACCTCCCGACGTAACGGCCATTATCTTTTGGCTCACGAATCGGCGGCGCGACCGATGGCGCCGGAATGCGATGCCCGACGGTTTTGGTAAACGCGGCCTGATTTCTCAGTTGATGGAGAAACTTCGGGAGGCCGAAAACAGTGAAGCTGTCACTGCCAACGGGGAAGCAGCGGAGGTCGATACTTGAGGCGACAGCGAGGATTAACATCTGGCACGGCTCAGTGCGCTCCGGCAAGACGATTGCCAGCATCCTGCGTTGGCTTGACTTCATCGAGAACGGCCCTCCCGGAGAGCTGCTGATGGTGGGAAAGACAGAGCGAACGTTGAAGCGCAACATTCTCGATCCCATCGCGGAACTCTTGGACGAGGATGAATTTCACCTTTCAACGGGCAAGGGCGAAGCGATAATACTCGGGCGTCGCGTGTACCTCGCAGGGGCCAACGATGAGCGCAGCGAGAGTAAGATTCGCGGTCTGACGCTTGTGGGTGCGTACGGCGACGAGATCACGCTATGGCCGGAGTCGTTCTTTACGATGCTACTCTCGCGCTTGTCCGAGCCCGGGGCGGCCTTCTTTGGCACCACGAACCCCGATTCGCCGTTTCACTGGCTCAAAAAAAATTACCTCGACCGGGCGGAGGAATTGAACCTCCGGCACTGGTCCTTTGGGCTCGAGGACAACCCACACTTGCCGGCCGAGTACGTCGAGGCGCTGAAACGCGAGTACACGGGGCTTTGGTACAAGCGCTTCATCCTCGGCCAGTGGGCGCTGGCGGAAGGCGTCGTTTATGACATGTTCGATCCGGCTCAGCACGTCGTTACGGCGCTGCCGCCCATGCGACGTTATTGGGTTGGCATCGACTACGGCACCACAAACCCGACGGTGTTCCTGCTGGTCGGTGAAGGTGCGGACGACTGCCTGTATGTCATCCGGGAATGGCGCTGGGATAGCGCAGTCAAAGGCCGCCGCTTGACCGACCAGCAGTTGAGCGCCGAATATCGGCGGTGGATCGGCAACGTGACGCCACGGCGGATCTTCGTTGACCCGTCGGCGGCGAGCTTCATCGTACAGCTGTATCACGACGGCGTGCGCGGTATCACTCCCGCAGACAACGCCGTTATTGACGGTATCCAGGACGTTTCAACGTTGCTGGGCGCCGGTCGGCTGCGAATCCACGAGTCCTGCACGGGACTCATCGAGGAGATGGGTACCTACGTGTGGGACGCCAAGGCGCAGGAGCGCGGCGAAGACGTCCCGATTAAGCAGAACGACCACGGTCCCGACGCGCTGCGCTATGCCGTGCGCGGCACGCGGAAATTCTGGCTGCGCTGGGTCACGGGTATGAAAGGAGCGGCTGTGTAGTGGCGCTGCCTGCCGAGAACCAGAAGTGGCCGCCAGAAATCTGGCAACCGATCTTCGCCAAATATGCCGAGTGGGCTGCCTGGTACTCGGGCGACCCGAATCAGCTGGCCGATGTGTACTCGCGGCTGGTCGAGACGCCGAACCCGCGGGGGCGGTTTTGGGCTAAGGAGCTCCGGAATGAGCGCAAGGTCATGCTTCATGTGCCCATTGCCGGCGACATTGCGGAGACCAGCGCGGACTTGCTGTTTAGCGAGGTCCCGGACATCAGCATCCCAGAGGCTCATGATGAGAAGGCCCCGGACGGTGCCAAGGAAGCGCAGGATCGCATTTGGGAGATTATCGACGCCGGCGGTGTGCAAAGCAAGCTCCTGGAGGCAGCGGAGGCGGCGGCTGCTCTTGGTGGAGTGTTCATTGGACCGGCCTGGGACTTTGAAGTCGCTGATTATCCCATTCTCCGCGTCGTCCAGGCTGATTGTGCACTACCCGAGTTCGCCTGGGGGTATCTGCGGGCCGTCACCTTATGGCGCGTGCTGGAGAACGACGGCCGCACTGTCTGGCGCCACGTCGAGAGGCACGAGCCAGGCGTCATCCTGCATGCCCTGTATCGGGGCACCGAGGACAACTTGGGCCGCCGCGTGGCCCTGACGGCCCGGCCAGAGACGGCTACGTTGCCCGAGGTCATCCAACTGCCACCGGCGATGTCGAATACCCTGGCGATTCGCTACGTGCCCAATGTCCGGCCGAACCGGACGTTCAGGTCGCACCCCATCGGAGCTTACCTTGGGCGCAGCGATTACGCGGGCAGCGAGGGGCTCATGGACGCTTTGGATGAGGTGTATACAAGCTGGCAGCGGGAGATCCGGCTGGCCAAGGCGCGGGGCATCGTGCCCGAGGAATGGCTGGAGCGAGCCGAGGATGGTGGCGGCATTGGAAGCGTGCTCCGGTTCGACGAGGACAGGGAGTTTTTCATCGGCATGGCCATGGATTCGTCAGGAGGCCAGACGAAGCCCGAAATGTTCCAGCCGGCCATCCGGTATCAGGAGTATGAGCGGACCTGCCTCCACTACCTGGAGCGCATCATCTCGGCCGCAGGATACAGCCCACAAAGCTTTGGCTTACACATCGAGGGCAGGGCGGAAAGCGGTACGGCGCTCCGGATCCGGGAGCGGAAGAGCCTCATCACAAGCCAGAAAAAGCGCCGCTTCTGGGAACCGGCTGTCGCCGACGTGCTCTGGATGATGCTGGTCATCGACCGGGAGATTTTCGGCAACCGCTCCATCGAGCCGTACAGGCCGAACGTCGCGCTAGAGGACAGCATCGCCGACTCGTTCCACGAGGTGGCGCAGTCGGTGGAGCTTCTGGCCCGGGCGAAGGCGGCGAGCACCCGGACGCTGGTCGAGATGCTGCATCCCGACTGGGACAGCGAACAAGTGGACGCCGAGGTCCAGCGCATCCTGCAGGAGCAGGGGATGCTGGTGCCGGACCCGATGCAGGTGGGGATTGACTAACATGGATTGGCGGGGCCTCTGGCGGCAGTTTGAACGCTATCTGGCACTCCCTTGGCGCTGGATGCGGCGGCACTTCAGCGATTGCCGCGAACTGCGGCAGAAGTGCAAGGTGTGCGGGCAGGCGGACGGATTCAACTTCCACGTCCCAGACGAGCTGTGGCAGCGCATNGTGCCCANGCGNTGGCNGAANCGNGTCGTCTGCCTGCGGTGCTTTGACGAGTTCGCCAAGCAGAAGGGCATCGATTACGTGCCGTTCCTGCAGGACGTGTGTTTTGCAGGTGACTATCGTTCTTTCGAGGTCGCCATCGTACCGCCGAAAGCGGAGTGATAGTCGTGCCCATTTCGCCGACATGGCCGAATTGGAGGCGATGAAGCCCATGACCGTTTTCCTTCTCTGGTGCGAACAGGAACTACTCGGCGTGTACGCCTCGGTGGAGGATGCGAAACGGGCAGCCGAGGAAGAACTGCCCGTCGGCGCTCTGCGCTGGCTCGAACTGCAGGATAAACGCGAAGGCGCACGCCGGATGTTGTGGGCCGATCACCCGGCGCCGTTCAACTACCGCATTGTTGAGGCGATTGTTGGTCAGAGGTATTGATGCCATATGCCGATCAGTCCTGCAATGGCCGAAGCGGTCGCCGAGGAAATCCGCCGCATATACGCCGAGGCCGAGCGCATCGTGATGGAGAAGGTGGCCCGCCGCGTCGCACGCGGCATCGATGAAGAAGGCTACTACGAGCGCAAGCTGATGGAGCTCCAGGCCCTGCGCCGCGAGGTCGAGGCCGAAATTCGTCGGCTCCAGCGGGCCGAGCGCGAGGTCGAGCGCATCGTCGCCGACGCCTACGAGAAAGGCTCCCAGGCGGCCATCGTCGACCTGCGCCGCGTTGCCCGGGCCGAGACGCTGCGCACGGCATTCACGGCGGCGAACCAGCGAGCCATCCAGGCGCTAGTGCAGACGGCCATCGGCAACCTGCGGGCCACGCACCTGCGGATACTGCGTCAGGCCGAAGACGTCTACCGGCAGGTGATTGCCGAGACGGCGGCACCGCAGGTGCTGACCGGGGCGCTGACGCGGCGTGAGGCGGCGCAGCTGGCGCTGAACCGCTTCGCCGACCTGGGCATTACGGGGTTCGTGGACCGGGCAGGCCGGACGTGGACCATCGAATCCTACGCCGAGATGGCGACCCGGACGGCGGCCGGGCAGGCGGCCATTCAGGGGCACATCGACCGTCTCATCGAGAATGACATGGATCTGGTCATCGTGAGCGACGCCCCGGAGGAGTGCCCGCTATGCGCCCCATGGGAAGGACGGGTGCTCAGCCTTACGGGCCGCACGCCGGGCTACCCGACGGTGGACCAAGCGAGGGCGGCGGGGCTTTTCCACCCCAACTGCCGGCACAGTCTCGGGGCGTACATCCCGGGACTGACGGAGCCGATGCGGCAGACTCGGGACGCCGAGGGTTACCAAGAGCGGATGCAACAGCGCTACATGGAGCGCCAGATTCGCAAATGGAAGCTTCGTGAGGCTGTGGCCCTGGACGACGAGGCCCGCCGCCAGGCTCGGGCGAAGGTCCGGGAGTGGCAGGCGCGAATCCGGCAATTCGTGGCCGAGCACGACCGGAAACGGCTGTATTACCGGGAGCAGATCGGCAAGGCGAGGTAAGTGTCATGCGCCTGGAAGACGCCTGCGTTCACGATTGGGTTGACACCTCCCTGGCGACACAGTTCGCCAGGGTTTTAGTTTGCCTTGCAAAGGGGTGATGCTCTTGCCGATCGAGCGCTGCGAAGAAGACGGCAAGCCTGGCTTCCGCTGGGGCCAGAGCGGCAAGTGCTACACATACGAGCCAGGCAACCCTCGTAGTCGCGCCGAGGCCCGCCTTAAAGCGGAGCTACAAGGCCGCGCCATCGAGGCAAGCCAACGGCGTCGTGAGGAAGGGGCCCGGGGAGGGTGACGTGATGGCGAAGTTCGAGGACCATGAAACGGAGATTGTGCACCAGATGAATTTGCGGGAGGCCGTCCGCAACGGGCAGCTCCTCGGTGCCCAGGTGGCAGCGTTCTATCTAGCTCTGAGCGGGAACATCGGCCAAGAAACGGCTACGCTGCTTACTCAGACGTTCATCGCCGAGCTGCTTTGCAGCTGTTCGTGCCAGTGCAGCGACGGTGACGACGAGACCGATTGAGGCTAACGTCGCCGCCCTTCTGGGTGGCGTTTTAGCGCCCACGGTGGGGCGTAAACCGCCGGACAAGGCCGACGGGCCTAAAATGGGAGGTTGTGACCTGTGACCATGGACGAGCTTCTTCGCTTCGACCTCCAGCGCTTCGCGGAGGGCGACTCCAACGCCGGGAGCAACGACGGCGGCAAGGACGCTGACAACAGCGGCAGCGACACGACTGGCGACGGCGGCCAAGGACATGCCGGTGACGTCGCCGCTCCTAAAGGCGACGTCAAGACGTTCACGCAGGAGGAGCTAGATCGACTCATTCAGCAGCGGCTCCAGCGTGAGCGGAAGAAGTGGGAGCAGCAGCTTGAGGAAGAGCGCCGCAAGGCGGCTATGACCGAAGCCGAGCGCCTGAAGGCCGAGAAAGAGGAGGCCGAACGCCGGGCCAAAGAGGCCGAGGCGGTGGCCAACCAGCGGCTCATCCAGGCCGAGGCCAAGGTCGTGGCGCTGGAGCTGGGCATCAAGCCCGAGCGTGTCGCCTACGCCATCCGGCTTGCCAACCTCAGCGATGTCGAGGTGGACGAGACCGGGCAGGTGGACACGAAGGCGCTCAAGGCGGCCTTGGAGCAGGTGATCAAGGACATCCCCGAGCTCAAGGGCACCAGCACCCCGGCCAAGAGCGGCGCCGACTTCCAGGGCGGGCTGCCAAAGGCCGGGGACACCAACAGCATCATGAACGCCCTCATCCGGCGCAAGGCCGGGAGGGTGTAACACCATTTGAGGAGGATGAACACCGATGGCTTTCAATCAGGCTATTGCGCGTTCTGACGCTGAAGCGCTGATTCCGGAGGAAGTCTCCCGGGAGATCATCCAGGCGCTGCCGCAGGCCAGCACCATCATGCGCTTGGGCCGCCGGCTGCCCAACATGACCCGCAACCAGCTGCGCATGCCGGTTCTGGCCGCCCTAGCGCAGGCCCACTTCGTCAACGGTGACACGGGCCTGAAGCAGACGACCAAGCAGGCATGGCGGAACAAGTACATCAACGCCGAGGAACTGGCCGTCATCGTGCCCATCCCCGAGTCGGTGCTGGACGATGCTGACTACGACGTCTGGGGCGAGATTCGGCCGCGCATCGTCGAAGCCTTCGGTATCGCGTTCGATGCGGCGGTGCTGTACGGCACCGACGGCTTCGGTGGTTCCGCACCGAGCAACTGGCCGAAGCCCATCGTGCAGGGTGCTATGGACGCGGGGCATGTCGTGGCGCTTGGGACCGGCAAGGACCTCTACGATGACATCCTCGGCGAGAACGGCGTCGTGGCTCTCGTCGAGGAGGACGGTTTCCTCGTCACCGGCCACGTGGCAGCCCTGTCCATGCGGGCGAAGCTGCGTGGTCTTCGGGATACCACGGGGCAGCCGATTTTCCTGCGCTCGATGCAGGAGACGACGCGGTACGAGCTTGACGGCGTGCCGGTTGAGTTCCCGCTGAACGGCGCCATCGACCCGGAGCAGTCGCTGCTCATCAGCGGTGACTTCTCGCAGCTGGTCTGGGCCGTGCGGCAGGACATCTCGTACAAGATTCTCGACCAGGCGGTCATCCAGGACGCCGACGGCAAGATCATCTACAACTTGGCGCAGCAGGACATGGTGGCTCTACGGGCCGTCATGCGGATCGGCTGGGAGCTGCCGAACCCCGTCAACCGCGTCAATCCGGACGACAACACCCGGTATCCATTCGCCGTACTGACGCCGGCAACGACGTAAACGACGTAGCGAGCACAAGGAGGGGCCAACAAGGCCCCTCCTTGCTGCATATGGGGGTGACGGCATGCTCGTGCGTATGCTCGTGCATACGACGTACATCCTCGGCGGCAGGCGGGTAACCCTGCGACCCGGGGATGAGGTGGACGTACCGGATGATGTAGCGGTCCGGTGGTGCGGGCGGAGGAAGCCGCTGGCTGAGCCAGTGAGAGTCGCAGGCGACTATGAGGGCCAAGAGGATCCTGCCGTGGTGGACCGTGCTACCAGCGAGGAACCGGAGCCTGCGCCCAAGCGCCGGCGCAAGAAGGAGGATTGACCAATGCCCTACGCCACGCCGCAGGACCTAGCTGAATACCTGGGCATCGACCCGAGCCAGCTGCCTGCGGACGTGGAGCGGCTGCTGGAGCGGGCCTCCGAGTTGGTCGATTACCTGACGCTAGGTCGTGTCAGTCCAGAGAACGCCGAACACGCCCGGGCGGCCAAGCTGGCCACCTGCGCCCAGGTGGAAGCCTGGATGCAGACGGACGAGGTCGGGGACAAGCAGGGAACCGTCAAGCGTTTCACCATCGGGCGATTCAGCATGGACTTCGGTGAGCAGGGCGTCCCGCAGGTAGCCCCTCGAGCTCGCCGCTACCTGCTCCTGGCCGGGCTGCTGTACCGAGGGGTGCAGATGCGATGATGCGGGTGCCGGGCTGGCTCCTGCGGGAGACCGTGACCATCACGCCGTTTCTGCGCATGGGCTGGGACGGGCCGGAGTACGGAGACCCGTTCGAGGCTCGTTGCCACATCGAGCCCGGGCAACGCAAGGTGACGGATCGTCAGGGCGAAGAGGTCGTGGCCGAGGCCACGGCCTTTTTCGCGCCCGAGGTGCAGGTCAAGCCGGGCGACAAGGTGACCTGGGAAGGCCGCACTTACACGGTCATCGAGGCCCGGCCGCTGCGGGCGCTGGGAAAGGCGTCACATGTGGAGGTGGCGCTGAAATGAGCACGCGCTTCCGCTGGGAGGGCCGTTTCGTATCTCAGAAGGTGCGTGAGGCGGCCGTCGAGGGCCTGCGTGACGCTGCGGAACACCTGCTAGAGTACGCAAACCGGACGGTGCCGCTTGAGGAAGGAACGCTCATGCGCAGTGGGCAAGTCGACGTGGACCCGGAGACGCTGGCGGCAACCGTCAGCTACGATACCCCCTATGCCGTCGTGCAGCATGAGAGGTTGGACTTCAAGCACGACCCTGGGCGTCGGGCCAAGTGGCTGGAGCTTTCGCTGAATGAGCGGGAAGAGGCCATCCAGCAGTACATCGCCCGCAAGATTCGGGAGTCGCTGAAAGGGTGACATCGGATGTGGATCGAGGGCATTGCCCGCTACCTGGAGCAGCAGGGGCTGGGCACGCTGGGCCAGACCATCTTCTGGCGCAAGTTCCCGGACACGCCCGATGAGATCGTTGTCCTCACTCCCTACGGCGGCCCCACGTCGGATAACAAGCTGGGCTACGACGAGGTGACGTTCCAGGTGCGGGTGCGCGGCCCGCGGACGGGTGCCGACGGCCCGCCATTTAACAAGCTTCAGGCCATCTACGACGAG